AAGGGATTGAAATCCTGCAATACCAGCTTGAATACCAAACTGTGTAAGTGGGTCTAAAGCCATACTTTATTGCCTCGAATAATAACGTGGAGAATACCTACCTTCCCAACTCATAGAAGTTACAGAAAGTGGAAATGGTGAATTACTAAAGATTTTCAAATTAAAATTATCGTTACGTTGATGAATAGGAACAGTGTAAACAGCCAGCTCTTTGAGTGGCACATCACTAGCTAGATAAAAGTCAGCAAGTTGAACACTTTGAACTTCATGCCAATCAGGTCTACCTTGTGTCTGCAGTTTAAACTCAATACTACTAGATTGTTTAACAGAGAATTTGATTCTAGCAACAGTCAAAGATGCAGTATAATCTACAGCATTCTCAGACTTACGATAATAGAACCTAGGTAATTCTACTTCCATGTCATACCTAAATCCGACATAAAAACGGTTCTGAGTAAAGTATTGTACTAGATCTGCTCCAACCTCAGGTTGACATGGATACTCCCATACACCCGAAACTGCAGATCTAACAGCATTGAGTATATAACCAGATTCTAAATCAGGAGTAGTTGGAGGTGCAGCAGAAGCAATAAGTGTAATAATTTCTCTATCAGTTACATCAGTGTAAGGTAAAGTAATTTCCAATTTACTGGTAACAGGATTATAACTAACATTGCTAGGCTCTGCATACATATCTATACAAGTCTGAACAATCTGACCATCAGCAGTAGTGAGGATTGGATCTTCAGGAGCTTGGGTAAGGTTAGCTTTGATAATCGTGTACTTACCTTCCTGCTTAGTAACAGCAAAGAAATCATCACTATCTACCAAGCAGTACTGAACATTGCCAGCCATCTTCCAACGGAACCAAGCTTGCATGTATGTTTGTTCAGCGTCACCATAAGTACGGTAGAAGTAGATAAACTCATTGCTAGAGCTACTCATCAACACGAAAGAGTTCTGTGGTGAAGCTTGAAGGTTGTCAATAGTGTCAGGAACGTATTCTGACACAACCTTACCTACATCCAACACATCAGGGTTCTCTTCAAAACCTCGTGTCTTCATTGCATAAGTCCTAGAGTAACCAGGAGTCTTACTCATAAAGACTAGGTTAGTACCAACATCAACTGGGTCAATCAAAGTATCACACTCATAATTACTGAGTGATCTGATTGCCGCAGTAGATGGTGTAATCACACCAGTATCAGAGAATAGGATAAATTGTTGACTATCACTAAACAACACCAAGCCCTGCGGTACAGGCAACACAAAGTTAAGTGTAGCAGGACGCAATGCTGAGCAACTCAAATCAACAGGGTCATTAGCTGTTTGAGTAAGTGCTGTTGTATAGAAGAAGTTAAAGAAATCGCTAGTCTTACTGAGGATTACATTGTCATTAGACAGGAATCCAAGCCGATTGTTATAGAAGAATACTTCACGAATCGGGAAGTTAACAAAGCTAGGTAGACTGTTAGATTCATCATCACCAACCAATCGCTGTTCCCAAGAGTTCTTTTCAGGACTACCGGGAACTGCTTCAATAGCTCGGAAGGTGAATGCATCAACACCAGTATTGACCAGCTCATGCGGCATGGTACGTGGGTTAAGATGAATAGGAATGTTAGGCTTTACAAACTCTTCCCAATAGCCATCACCTGATGTACCATCCTCAGCAATGAAGCGAACGTAGTAAGTGTCTTCAGCAGAAGCTGTGTTCTGAATAGTAACACGACGGTTATGGACGCTTTGTGTAGGAAGGTCAGAGATGTTGTTTACAGTGTTTGTGAACGCTTCAATAGAGTCACCACTGATACCACCTTTAGCTGTGATAGAGAAGTTATCAGGTGAGCTACCAGGTGCTAGCTGAACTTCAATGCTAGATTCTAAAATAGTAAATGTAAACGGAAGACCTGTTAGAACTGTGCTCAAACCAGGTTGTAGTGGATAGCTAGCACCTCCTCCACCTCCTCCACCTCCTCCAGCACCACCACCAGATGGGTTAGCAGGGTTATCATTGACAATCCAATCAAGGACATCCTTTACATTAAGGATTTCCTCAAAGTCATTTTGATTCAGAGACGAATTCTCACCGTTACGAGTGGTAATATTAACAGTGTAGTCAGTACTATTATAAGTAACAACTACTGTATAAGTTGCACCATATTCAACACTAGTCAAACGTATGGTAGCTTGCTGACCTTCAACATAACCAAAGTTCCTGTATTCGGGACCAAAGGCTGGTGATGGGAATTGAGTAGCTTCGTCATTGGTAGTATCCAAGACACCAACAGTCTTTGTCTTATTAACAATAAACGTGGTATCTTGAACAGTCAGTACTTGAATATTATCTCTAGGATTCCCAGAACTTAAAGACAAATAACTGTTTGGATCGTAAGTACCAAGACCTAGGTATGACTCAGTAGTAACAGTAGCTTCATCTCCTGACTTAACATTCCAGATACGGATACCATCAGGTTTAACGCAACCTAGGTACTGCTCATCATCATCACGATTAATGTAAAACCAGCGACCGTAGTAATTAGTGTTGCTATCAGAAAACTCAGTGCTACTAACTGGAGCATCATTTCCAGTACCCAACTCTTTAATAAACTTAGTACCAGGTCTTTTAGTAAGACCAAACGTTGGGTCAATATAAGCATTAATACTATCTCTTACCTGACCAGGAAGTTTCTTATCATCAGGTTGCTTGGATACACCACCAAGAAAGTTCTCTACTGTTTGTGTAATACTTGCCATTAGCGATACAATGCACGGTACGGTTTGTAACTAACGTAGTAGTCACATCCTTGTGGGTGTCCAAAGAATGAGTAATCACCTTGATTGCATTCATACTCAAGTGCCATAGCACGAGTATATGCTTCACGTTGTTGTAGCATTTGATATTGAGTGCTATCACCAATCACTCGTTGACTAAAGATACTAGCACTACGTGCGACGATATAATCACGAATAGGAATAGGAAGGTCAATCAAATTAAAGTAACGTTTGATGTCACAATAAGGGTCGTTTTCAAAGGTGAATGTTTGGTTGATACGGTCGTATAGTTTACCGTCACGACGTACAACATCAACAGTCCTATCAGTATCTACAACATCAAGCTGTAGATAGTTATCAGGAATAACTACTTCCTTATTAGAGTCACGTGTTATCTTTACTTTATAATCAGTATTAAAAGTCCATCCTTCAGCCTGCACCTCTCTTGAAACCTGATGCAAGGTATTCAAAATAATCGCAACGTCCGGGTTGGTTACTTCACTAACTTGTGAACCATCCTCCAATGTGATGTTCTGAGTTTCAATGACAGTAACAGGCGCCTGACCTACTGACGCCAAAATTTCATTAACAGCTTGTAGCTCAACTTGAGCGTTAGTAGTAGACATATTAGCGAAGGAAATATGGATAAAAAAAGGGAGAGCCGTGAAGCCCTCCCAGTTAGAGTTAATCAGGCACGAGAACGAGCAGGTGCGTCGCACTCAACGCCAGTATAAGCAAAGCGAAGATTCTTGGTCTCCGAATAGACACCGGAATCTGCAACAGGGCTGCCGTAGCCCCATTGAGTTTTCGACACCGAATTACGGAGAGCAGTGTTGCCACCACTAACACCAGTGGTAGCGCCGCTGACACCGTTGTTGCCAGCAGGAGTTGCAAGGTTAGCCATAATTTAATTAAGGAGCATAAGGAAGTTCATTGTCAGCATCATTAGTTTTAATGCTAGTAGCTGCACCCGTAGTCCGACCATACTCAATATGAGTCATCGGGTTCAGAGTTTCAGAACTAACCAAACCAATGCCAGTATTTTGAACAATAACACTAGTACCAGGAACGTAGGACATAGTAGTTCCTCCGTTATCAACCAGCCAGCAGCTCAATAGCAGCAGCCGGGTTCACCCAGTCAGCACCCATAGCCATACGACCAACGATGATGTCACCCTGATACATGGTCTTCACGTCAGAACCAGTGGTCTGAATCTGAGGACCGATAGCTTCCACAACACCAGCTGCTTCCTTAGCATAGATAAGACCACAGGAGTTGGAGAAGTCACCACCATAATCATTGTTCTCACCAGGCACACGAGCCACGGTACCAGGAACCATGAAGGGCAGGTTGTTGGAACGCCAAATCTTGATACCAGCAATCTCATAGAGACCTTCACCAGACTGAACACTACCAGCATTGTTACCGTAGTCACGGTTCAGAATGTTGGTATCAACCTGAGAGATCAGAGCGTAGTATTGACGTGGGCTGAGTACAGCGTTACGACCCATCTTGGGCACGTTCTTTTCATCCATGATGGCGGCAGCTTCGAAGAAGGCATCCACCAGAGCTTGAGCGTCGTACTCCTTACCAGCACCAAGTTGGATCTGGCTACCACCAGGCTCAGGACCAGGAGCGGCAGAGATAGGATGAGCTTGACGTGCAGCCTTAGCGATCACACGGAAGATCTTCTTGTCATAAGCTTCAGCCAGAGCATGACCGATCTTAGCAGAGATTTCCGAACGCAGGCTGTAGTGAGCCAGAGTCTCATCAAGGTCATACACGAAAGCGGAGCTGATCAACAGGTCGTCCATGACGATTGTCTTTTCAGCCACGGGAGGGTTGGAAGTACCCAGAATTGGAGTGCCAGGTTGGTGATAAGCAGCATCCATACGACCAGTGTAGATGAACTGAGCCGAACGACCGTTGCGCAGAGCACGGTTCATCACGGTGCCTTTAGCAATCGTAGCACTCTCGTATGCTTTAATCATCTCGCCGGTAAACAGCTTGAGATAAGTAGCATACTTACTGTTGTAATCAGTAATGTTATCAGTAAGACCAAGACCAGGAGTCTTGTTAATATTACCTGTTGCCGTCAGAGTAGTATTCGGCGGCACACCAGGATTTGCAGACCAAACAGAAGCCATTGTAATTAAAGAAAAAAGAGAAATTAAGTGAGTTTCTCTTTAAGCGCTTAAAGATATTAAGTTGTTTTATTTCTTCGGTAAATTCTTACGCTCACCGAACGCGTTCGGTATGAGGTGCCCGCCGTAGCAGATTCATACCAATGGGTAAGGGAGGAATTGCACCTCCCAATGCCGCTTTTACGGACTACCCAATGTCCTTTTAGCGGACAATTGTTTTGTTGTACTTAACACCACGATAGGTGTAGGTAACTTGAATAGACATAGTTCGTACCGATAAGCTCATGCGCGTTCCAGCCTTGAGCAACCCGTCCCACAC